CGGCGGCAGTAGTCCCGTCGCCTCCGCCTGCAGCCTTCTCGGCTTCTGCTGCGGCTTTGGCGGCGTCGACTTCTGCCTGATCGATGTCAACGGCGGGTTCCGGCTCCGCGGGCGTTTGCTGTGCGGCCGCGGCTGCGGCTGCGGCAGCGATCGCTGCGGCGTCGGGTCCAAGTTGATCGCCCGGATTGGGCTGTGAGCCTTCGCTATTCGTGGTCATGTCATCCCCTGTCGCGTGATGGCGTTGCGGAAGCGCCCGGAAAGTCCGACGGCGGCTCGGTGCGTGATGTCGCTCACGCGTGCGGAAGCACCCGGCAAGTCTCGCTAGGTGAGGGAGGCCCTAGAGGTTGGGCGGGAATTCGTGATAGAAGGCGCGATGCTTCGATCAACCGAGAAAGACCCGGTGAGAGCGGCGCTCGCGTTGTGCAGCGGCGATTTCGAGATTGACTCGATAATCGACGGCTTAGATCAGGCCGGCTACGTCATCGTGCCGAAGGAAGCGACACGAAAAATGGTCCGCGCTCTCTCGGAAAAGGATAACAGCTGCGACATCCGTGAGAGCTGGCGCGTCATGGTGAAGGCATGGACCGAAGATCGCTAATGCGCCTTGGGCCGCGGCTCGATGACGGTGATTGTGCCGTTGTCGTCCAGTTCAAGCCACATGCCGCGATCCAAGGCCCACTTGGTAGCCGGTGGGCAGTTCCCACAAATCGTCGTCGTTGCGCTTTTCGATCTTCAACCAACCGAATGATGCGGGCGGACCGCAGCGCATCGGCTCATAATTTTCAGTGCGCGCCCGGCAGCATCATGACTGCCTTGATCCCGCTCCAGAGCGCCTCTGCGGCGCCTCCGACGCTAATCACGATGGCGGTCATAATTGCCTTGCCGTGGATACCTTCGGCCCGCTTCCTCGTCTTGCGGACCCATTGCAAATCCTGCTGCGCCTCGAACGGGTCGTCAGGATCAAGACCGATCGCCGTCGAAAACCGGCGGACAGTCTGCTCGGCGGCCTCAACGGCGATGTTTTTCAACAACGCCACGTCGCCGGGACCAAGATCGCCGATGTGAATGCGATCCTGATGCCTGTCGTCCTCGCTCATCTCAATGCCTCGCCGAACTGGCCCGCTGTCCGCGCGCGCGCTTGAAGGTCTGGCCCTCGGCCGGCTCTAGCACCTGGCGCATGTGCGTGTTCCAGAGGTTCCAGGACGCCTCGCACTTGTCCATCACCGACTCGATGCCCGCGAGCAGCACATCCGTCCAATCGAGCAGCTCGCTCTCGTTGCGCACCCATTCCTGGGCGAATTGCACGTCGCCGTCCTGGTCGACCCACAACAGGGCGTAGCGGCCATATTCCCGGTGCATGCCGAGACGGTAGATGGCGTACTCACCCTCGCCTTGCGGCGCCGGATCGGTGAACACGATCACCCAGGCGCCATCGTGGTGGAGCTCGCGGTTGAGCCTTTTGAGGACATCGCCCGCCCACATCGTCTGTTCGGGGATGATCGGCGGAGATCCCGGATGGTGCGAGAGCAGGTCTCCGTCGTCGCGGCGGATCAGCGCGTAGAACTCGCCGTTGTTGCCGTCGATCTTGGCCTCCGCCTCGAAGCGCCTTAGCAGCGCCGGCGTGATAAGGTCGGCTTCGCGGAGCATGTCAGAGCCCGTGCTTGGTGAGGACGTCGCGGCAGGGTTTGGAGAGATCGCAGCGCCAACGTCCAGGCGTGAAGCAACTGCGCTTTTCGGCAATGAGGCACTCGTAAACGCCGCTGCGGTCGCCGAACATCGCTTTGGCAATGGCGCCAGCGGAGCAGAGCCTCAGCGCATCCGGCCTGCAGGCGGCTTTCTCGGTGTCGGTCGGCTCCTGGGCGAGCGCCGGGGTGGCGAGCAAGACACTCGCGGCAAAGACGGTGGCGAGCGATAGCGTGGCGAGCAAGAGGCCCGCGGCGAGCATTGCCCATTTCACGGCTACATATCCTTCAGGCTGGTCGTGGGGCTTTGCGCCGGCCACTTGCCGTCGGCGCGAGCTGGAGCGCCTGGTGCTATGGCCGGACGGTTGCGGCGCTTCTTCGCTTCAGCGGTGCGGGCGGCAATATCCGCCGCATTGCCTGCGGGGTTTGCTGGAACAGGCCACTTGCCATCGTCGTCCATGACTTACCCGTTGCGCTGCTGCGCGTGAGAGAACGGCACGACATTCTGTGCCACCGCGCCGCCACCGAGCGGACCTGGCTCGGCGTGTCCCGCCGGCGGGTGCGCCGGATGACCACCGCCATGCGGCGCCGGCGGATGATGACCAGGCGGCGGCCTGCCCTGCTGCTGGTCTTGCTGCGATTTCTCCGCCACCGCCTTGATGCGCTCGATCCATTCGTCCTTGCGCGGCATCGAGGACATATCGATCATCAAATCCGCGAACATCGGCATGTAGGGCGCTACCGCCGGTCCCATCTTCTGCAGCAGCATGAGCATTTCCTGGAACTGCGCATCGAGGAAGGTGTCGGACAGCGGCGCGTCGTCGACCTTGACCGCGTATTTGCCGACCGTCACGTCGTTCATAATCTGGATCACGCCGGTGATTTTGTTCTGCGCCTGCTGATTGAGCATGATCTGCGAGAACTTGCCGTCCTTGCCCATGATCCGGTAGAGGCGCGGCTCGGTGTAATGGTTCTGGATGATCTCCAGGTGCTTGGTGCCGAGCAGCTCCTTCGAGCGCTTCAGGTTGTCCATGTACATCTGAATGGACAGCACGGCCTGGCGCTGCTTGGCCTGCACGGCGCGGCCCGATTGCACCCTCTCATCCTGGCCGAGCGAGGACTCGTTGATCCCCGAGATTTGCTTGATGTCGTCGTCGGCGCGCAGCTCGAGGCGCTCCTGGGCCATCGGCGGCGAATTCGGCTCGATTTGCTCGGGAGCGGGCTTGCCGGCCTTGTATTTGATGTTGACGCCGGGCGACGAACCGAACTTTTGCAGGTTGCGCTCCTGCACCGGATCGAGCGAGTCGTCGGCGTATTTCCAGCCGCCGTTCGCGGTTTTCGACACGATCTCGATCTGTGCCGAGCGCCGCTTGTTCTTCTCCATCTGCGGGTCGATCAAGTCGTCGACCATGCCCTTCGTCATGCCGCGGCGGAAATAGGGGAAGTAGCCGGTCAGCGTGTAGCTGTCGTAGAACGAGGGCGCGTCGTACAGCAGCAGGTCGCCCGCCATCGTCGTCCACTGGATGCGCTCGACCATGCGGCGCTGGACGCGGAGCGGATTGCCGACGGTTTCCCCGTACAGCAGGATCTTCTGGATTTTGTCCTTGCCCCACTCGTCGGGCAGCACCTTCTTGTCGCCGGTTTCGAGGTCGATGACGACGTTCTTAGGCTCGACCACCTTGTATTGCGTCTCGATCATGCGGATTGAGCGCCGGCGGGTGTCGACGAAGTCGCCGACGAGAGAATAGAAGCTGTCCCAAAAGTTGACGTCATCCTCGTGCCGCTCGCCGAAGGTGCGGACCGGGCTGATTTCATCGTCGATGATCAGCGACGAGATCGGCGCCAGCGGCGTCTGCCCGAGGCAGAACGGCTGCAGCAGCTCCATCACCTTCTTGCCGAACGCCGCCTCGATCTCATCCAGCGAGACGTATTTCGACTGCTGGACGTAGGAATGGTTCTCGTTGAGGTCGTAGCTGTCGGCGTCGGGGTCGAGATAGACGCTGAAAGGGTCCGCGGCCGAGGTTTTGATCTCGCCGAGGTCGTTAGTCTCCCAATCGAGCCGCGTATCGTAGTAGCCGCGCGACGCGATCAGGCCGTCGAGGAACACTTCGGTGTCGACAAAATCGAGGCGCGAGCCCTCGGCAATCACCTTCTCGATCCGGGTGAGCGATTCCGCGACTTGCTCGGTGGCGCGGTTGTCCTGGCCCGGCAGGAACGTGATGTCGGACTTGTTCGAGGCGTTGTAGCCGAGCACCAGGCGCACGAGCGGGGCGATGATGTTGAACTTGAGCGCCGGCCGCTTCTGCCGCTTCATCAGCGTGAGCTGATCCTCGGTCCACTGCCGGCCCTCGAAGAAGTCGACCGCCTGCTTGGCGCGTTCCGCCCACCGCTGCTGCGCTTCCGCGCTCCGTTGCCAGCGCTCCGCCAATAGCAGGACCTTCGAAGGGTCCTGTTTGGGGATCTTCGTCGGAGGAACCGGACCGAATTTCATGCAATGTCACTGTCACCGGATCATCAGGGCGCCCACGTCGGCATGGAAGTGGCGGTGGTGGGGTATCGCCGTCGCGAGCGGCGTCGGCACATAGAACGAGCCACCGACATCGAAGAACGGTCCCGGATGCCACGGAATTTCCTGGCAGATGAAAAGCCGATCGGTGATCGGGGACCGGAATACCGGCGCGGCGAACTGATAGCCCGGATAGAAGAACGAGCCCGGATGCCACGGCGCCTCTTGGCGCAACAGAAACCAATCGGTGATTGGCGGCCGGACGTTGGGACCTTGCGTCCCCGCCCAAAACCGAGAGCCGGGGTGCGGCGGCGCTTCCTGAAGGAGGAAAAGCCAATCGATGATCGGCGGCCGAACATTCGGACCTTGAACACCGGCAAAGAACTTCGACGCCGGATGATCCGGGAGCTCTTGCCGCGTGACGAGCTCGTTCCAAACCGGGACTTCGACGTTTGGCCCTTGCACGCCCGCGTAAAGCAGCGACGATGGATGCCACGGTCCTTCTTGGCGCGTGACGAATTCGTAGGTAACCGGGACTTCGACGTTGGGGCCTTGGATGCCGGTCCAGAAATTAGGTCCCGGATGCCAGGGCGCTTCTTGTTTCGCAATCAGCCGGTCGCCGAGCAGCAGCGGCGCTCTAAAAAGCGCCGGCATTTCCTGTTCCGGCGGCAGCAGGAAGCAATACGGGTCAAGATGAAGCTGAAGGATTTCAGCCGCTGACAGAGCGCGGTTCCAGATCGCGCCGTAGTAGTTAAGTCCGTAAATTCCAAAGGGAGAGGCGCTACCGCTGCTGCCTAGCCAATAATCTCCGAAACCAACGCCTGCACTGTTGTCGAGGACTTGATTGGACGACGTGACAGAAGAGGAAGTCCCTACTGACGCGCCTTGACAATAGAACGTAGCCAACGCCCCAGTGAACGTGCCTGCTACAGACACAAACTTGTTTGCAGAAGCAAACGACGGCCGTAGATACACGGCATCGCCAGCCGCAGCATCAAACTCTAAAATACTGTCGGTGTAGTCAATCTCGGTAGCGAAATAGCAGTTGCTCCCCTGCACGGAGAACGGCGCGCAATAATCGTTAGAGTTCGGTTGAGTAAAGCTGGCGTTCGCAACCGTGAAGGTTGGCGTTGATCCAACAATGTTCGTTAGCGCAAAGCGGCTGGAAAATCCTGATGGGCCGTTGAAGTGCTTCCCGGCCCCGAAGGGTGACATACCGTTGGTAGGTTGCGTTGTGCTCCCTTGGCCTAGATCAGGTAATCCGCTAACAAGCTCTACAACCTGCCCAAGTCCGGTGTCGAACGCATAGAAGATCAGCCCGCGCGCGAGTGGATGCGTCCAGTCGATGCGAGGAACGCCGTTAGGCTTGAGCTGTCCAGGCTGCTTGAGAACCTGAAACGGCTTGAGCAGGGCGGCCATCACGCCACCGAGCGATTATACGTCCGGTATTTGCAGGTCATCGTTGACCCGAAATTGACGCCAGCAGCGTTGTACATGGCAAAGCAGAAACTCCCGGGCGGCAGGATGATGCCGCGCACCATGCCGGAGATGTAGGTCGAAGCCGCGGCGCGAAGCCCGATCGATCCGACGTAATAGCAGGAGGGAGGCACATAAGCGGCTGGCGTCGTCGTCAGTACGCCATCGCCGTAGGTCGAACCGTCCTCATTCAACGGATAGAGGTAGATGCCGACGTAAGAAGGCGCCACCGTCGTGGCGGTCGCCGCAGCAATCAATGACAGATCGGCGAAGATATCGAGCGCTGTGCCGTTGGCGATTACGACCGAACTGAGGACGGAATCAGCAGATGTTAAACTGTTGATTTCAGTGCCGAATGCCGAGCCCCAGGTGAGGCCCTGTCCGGCACCGCCAATCCATTTTTCTGTCGCCATCGGTCGACGCTCAGCCGGCCGGAGTCAAGGATTTCAGCGTTTGCAGTGTCTCATTGACTTTCTGCAGCTTGGCGTCGTGCTGTTGGCGCAAAAGCTCGGCAGCGTCGTTGGCCGCCTGTGCGTCCAGCAGCAGTTTGGCTGTCATCTTCTCGCGCTCGTCCAGCGCGGCACTACGGGTCGCATGATCGGCCGCATGGGCGGCAACAGTCGTTGCGTGCACGCTTTCGGCGCTCGCAAGGGCCGCGGCGCGTTGCTTGTTTTCCTCCGCCGCCTTCTGATTGGCGGCCGTAGCGCGCGCTTCGTCGTCGCGCAATCCTGCTTCCCGCGCATCCAAGGAGGCGCTGCGCTGGTTCGCACTTTGCTTCGCGTCGTCCTGGGCTTTCCCCAACTCGGACAATGACCGCGTTGCCGCCGCGCTTGCTTCTGTCGCTTTGGCATGCATGTCGGCGGCCGCGGCTTCAGACGCCACAGCATCGGCGTGCGCTTTAAGCAGCGCTTCGAGCTTCTGCTGATACTCTGCCGGATTGGCAATGATTTGGAGTAGAGCAAAAGCATGGTCGCTGCCGGCGGCGGCCGCACCAAGGACTTGCGCACCCATCATGGCGGAACCTATGTGTTGGCGATTACGGAGAGCTTCATCCCGGCCGGCACCCCAAAATACTCGGTTTGATTTGCCGCCAACCGCTTGTTGCTCGTGGTCGCGGTCGGATTAACGCCGACGAGTATCGAGCAGATAGCGTCCGTGTGGACGCGGATGAACTTGGTCGTCGACGCAAACGCCGTGGATTGAGCGGCCGTGCCGGAGATCGTGATCGGCGACTGATCGGTGCCCGGTTCCTCGGCCATCGCCACCAGGCCAGCGGCGCCGGCAAACCTGCCGACGACGCCGACACCGATGTATTCCGTGATGTAGAGTGTGCTCATGCGAATTCCTCAAACGCCTGCCAGAAGCAGGCGCCAAAAATGACGAGCGGGATCGCGATGGCGAGCGGCAGTAGCACCGCGCGTTAGCTCGGCGGGTTGTACGAGCAGGTGAACTCGTAATCGTTGATGCCGGCGGTGCCTGGCGCAGTAGTCGGGGCGACCGTGCGCGCAACCGCGTCGACCGTTGCGCTGCCTGCCGCGTCGTCGGTGACGGCGCGCGCCCAGGCGATGCTGGCAGCGGTGGAGCTCGGGGTGAACGTGGTGATGATCTTCGAGGACTTGACCAGCGCGAAGTTGGAAACCCCTACGCAGGTTGGCACGCCGAAGTCATTGGATTGGCCGATGCCGATGGTGTTGCCGGTGCCGGAGCCGTTCGCCGCATAGGCGGAAACCGTCGCCGAGGTGATCGACGAATACGCCCACTTGCTCGTCTTAATGGCGGTCGCGTTTTCGATCAGGCTGATATTTTCCGAGACCGCATTGCCGTCCTGGTCGGCACCGACCAGGGCCAGGTTGCCGGCCGTGATCGCCGTCGTCGTCGGCGTACCGATGTGGATTTGGATGATGAGCTTGCGCGCCTGCGGCGGCTGATAGGCAATGGTCAGCGCCACGTTCGATGGCGTAACCGGCGCAACGAGAACAGGCGTACTGCCGGTCGTGTCCGCCGGCAGCGGGGCCAGGAATACGGCCTTGGTGAGCAAGGTCTGCTGCGCCGCGCTCAAGACGCCAATGCCGACGAAAGACACTGCCGTCGCGCTGGTGATGGTCATCAACGCCTGCAGAACGCTGCCGGGCGGTATGACGAGGGTGCCGCTCGCGGACACGCTCGCTCCGCCGGTGATCGTCTGCGGATAGGACGTCGTATTGGCGACATAGACCCACTGCGACGTGCCGACGTTCTGATTCGGCATCGCCGCGATGATGGCGGCCGCCGTGTCCGTGGCGTCGCTGAAGGCCGCGGTCTGCGTCCCGCCGCGGCTAACCAGCCCGCCCACCAGGGCGGCCGCGGTGAGCACACCGGCTCCGACTGTATTGATAGCGGTACTGACGGGATCGACGCCGGCGGTGTCGCCACCTTCGATCTCATCGAGGATCTGCTGCAGGCAGGCCGTCGAGTTCACATGCCAAGCGGAGCCGAACACCGCCTGCAAGCGTTGAAGTGCTGTGGTCATCGTTCGTCTCCGGGTTGAAGTCTCTATGAGGTCCAGAAGTCGTCGGCGTCGGCGTCATCGCCGACCTGGTCTTTCATCCACTTCGGGGTGTCGTCGGGGATGTCGATCGGCAGGATGTCGGCGAAGGTGAGCGCGAAGGCATCGGCCCAATCCGGCGAGAAGCCGACGCGGCCTTTGATCTTCGGTTTTGGCTCAAGTTCGAGCCGGCTGTTGGGGTCGTGCTTGTATCGCGGCGCGGTCAAGTGGCGTTGCGCGACGTCGCTGTCCGGGATCTGCGCGCCGCCGGGGTCCTTGAACCAATCGCGCATCCGCCCCCAAATTTCGCAGCGGCGGTTCTTGTAGAGCTCGGGCTCCTGGGCCTCGGCGCCGAAGTTGACGCCGGCGACCCTGGCCTCGAAGCCGTTGCCGCGGACGATGCTCACCACCGCGGCGCCCATGCCCTCCGAGGCGTCGATGAAAGCCTTGCGAATGTCGGGGTTATCGCGCAGGTGCCTCGACACCGCGGCCGCAATCACCGTGGCGTCGTCGGTGTAGTATTCCTCGTCGATCATGCCGCCGCGGCGGCCCTGGCGATCGACCAGGCGCGTAGCGTCCCGCACCAGGAGCTTGCCCTTGTCGTCGCGCTCATCCTTGTTCGATCGCGCCACGTCGACGCCGAGCACCCGCGGCAGCATCCGCTGATTGCCGGCTTTGTGTCGCCTGGCCGCGAGAATGTACTGATCCGAGATCAGGCTGTTGGCGGAGCCGGCCTCGAAGGCCTCGGCCGCGGTGGAGGGGAATTCCCGCTTGAATTCCGAGCCGATCTCGCCCGGATTGCCGCCGAGCTCGATGTTCTTGAAGTGCGCCCAACACAGTTGCTCGTCGGTGAGCTTGTGCAGCTCCTGATACTTTTCTTCCGCGGCCGACGGCTCGAAATCCACTGTGACTTCGCGCGCATTGTCCGCGTCGATCATCCACGGCAGGAAGATCGGGATGAAGTCCGAGAGGCCCTTTTCGGCGAGCACCCACTGATCGTAGAAGGCGCCGAACGGCCCATTGCTGGTC